CGGCCTTGATGTCGTCGTTGTCGAGCGCGGCGAGCTGCAGGAGCGCAACCGGCACTTCCGCCTGCGCGGCGCGCTGCGGAATGACGCCTTCGGGCGCGTCGTCGTTTAGGAAGAGGATCGCGTAGTCCTCGGCGTTCGCGTTCTTCCACATCGACTCGAAGCCGGCGACCCAGCTCGGCTTCGCGGTGAACGGCGCCTTCGGGGCCTTCGCGACCGCTTCGACCGCCGCGGTGCGGTGCACGTTGTGCAGGCGCTGCTGGTCCTTTGCCGAGCGGACCATGCCCTTGAAGAAGTCCTCGCCGTCGATCAGCTGCAGGTTGCCGAAAACCGGGATCAGCGGGATGAACTTGCTGGGGAACTCATGGGGTTCGGTGAGCCATTCCGCGCCGTTGGTGAGGCGCGAGAACACCTTGTGCGTGACGACCTCGCGCTCGCGGATCAGCGTGTAGCCATTCGCAGCCAGCTCCTCGCGATCGAGGCCGAGTTCGTCGGCGAACACGATCTGCGGCGGAGGCGCGGTGGTCTCCAGCGGCGTCGCGGCCTTCTGCACGGCCCAGAGCTGACGCTTGACGCGTTCCTTGTACCAGTACTCGCAGACCTTCACCTGGCCGCGATCGCGCCAGCGCTCGAAGCGGCTCTCGCCCAGCACCGCGGCGATATCGGCCTTCGGGTGTTCGACTTTGAACGTGTCCTCCGGCATCAGTTCTTCGATGAAGGCGAACAGCCCGTCGCGGCGATCGATCTCGTTGGCGGCCGGGTCGAACAGCACCGAGAACGGGTTGCGGACCGGGTCAATGAAGATGTCCTGGTCGAAGTCGTCGTCGTTGGCGTAGTCCGTGCACAGGCGCCACACGCCGAAGCCGCCCTGCACCGCCGGCTCGAATGCGATGTCGTAGGCCTGGTCCGCGTTGCTGACCGATTCGATGTTGCGGCAGATGCCCTGCATGATCTCGGCCAGGCCGCGATCGGTCTCGTCGATGCCGCGCACCTTGCCCTGCGGCCGGCTCTGGCGCATCTCGTTGATGACCTGGCGCGTGTGCGCCTCCAACTTCGGGAACTCGTAGAGCGGACGGTTGCCGCGACGTGCGCGCAGCTTCGAATCCCACTGCTCGCCCGGCACGGTCACGAACTTGATGTCGTCGCGACACTTGTCGAACTTCGGCCACCAGTAGTCGGCGGCGAGGTTGTACCGCTTCCGCATCAGGTCGAGGCCGTCATCGTCCCGCGCAGTGGGCTTGTCGGCGGCCTTGGCGTTGCGCTTGGTTGCCATCAGTAGTCGCTCGGCTGGTTCATGAAATCAGCGGGGTTGAACGTGGAGCCCGACTTCGGCCACGCCAGCGGGAGATCGGGTTCGGCGATGCGCGCCATGCCATCGAGCATGTCGTCGTGCAGCGGCACCGGAAACGCCTTGTATTCCTGGTTCAGGAAGATCTCCATCAGATCCTCGACCTGCCCCTGGTAGTTGGTGCGGTGCATCGTGCGCGGAAGGTAGAAGCGGCCGGCCTCGAACAGCGGTATGAGCCGCCGGATGCGATCGAGCTTGCCGGTCTTGCCGCCGACTTCGGTGATCTCGAAGCGGTAGTTCTCTGCGGTCTGCACGGTCTTGATGTGCTCGATGTCGGCCTGCAGGCCGTAGCTCTCGTAGCGCACCTGCTTCGGCTTCCACTTGCGATGCAGATCGATCACGCGCGCGGCGCGCTCGGTGAGGTTGAGGCGGTCGCGCAGGCCATCGAGCAGGTAGTAGTTCTCGTCAGGCCCGAGGCCGATCACCCACATCACCGTGAAGTCGGACGACTTCTTCTTCGAGTTCGCCGGATCGACCAGCACGTAGGTGTTCAGCCCCTTCGCCTGCATCTGCTCGTAGCGGCGGATCCACGGCTCCTGGAAGCCCTGCGTCTCGTCGGAGCGCGGGTTCTGCAGCATCTGGCAGCCGAACACGTAGGAGCCCATGTCCCGGCGCTTCTGCGCCAACGCATCGGCGTCGAGCAGCACTGGCTTGCCTTCTGGCGTGCCATCTTCCGTCGCGGGGTAGGTCCGCACCTCGACCGTGCCGCGCTCGATGACGGTCCGGTAGGTGTCGTTGAAGTGGTAGCGGGTGCCGACGAAGCGCTTCGTGCCGCCATGCGCGCCGAGGTTGTAGCTCAGCGCGAGCGAATCGGTCGTCTTCGCGATCATGTCGGGGTTCGTCACCGACTCCTTCGTCACGACGTCGTCGTAGATCAGGCGCGGGAAGTGCTTGCCGGTCGGCTGGCCGTCGACCACGCCCCAGGCCTCGACCGTCGCTTCCTTGGGGTTGCTTTTGCGCTTGACGATGATCCCGTCGTCCTCGGACCACTTCGGCGCCTGCTTCTTCGGGTCCGACCACAGCACGTCGGGGAACAGGCGCTGCAGGCGGCGATTGCTTTCGAACTCTTCCTTGATCTGGCGCAGGAAGGACTTCGCGATCGGGCGCGTGTGCGAGAACAGGCCGAAGCACAGCTCGCGGCCCTCGTAGCGCGGCAGCGGTTCATCGCCGTGGCTGCCGAGGATCTCCATCACGGTCAGGCCGAACGTGATGATCGTGGACTTGTAGTGCTCGCGCGCCCACAGGTCGAGGAAGTCGTCGCGGTTGTCCTGCACTTCGGCACAGCGAGCGCGCAGCCAGGCGCGGTCCATGTCGCGGCGTCCCATGATCTCGATCAGCAGGTAGGCCAGATCCGTGCGCGCGCGATACCGCTCTTCCCGGCGTTCCTTCTCTTCCAGCAGGGCGAGCAGCTCCTGCTTCTCGTTCGGGTTGAGCGCGAGATTCACGGCTGCCAGTAATCCGAGGAGTGGGCGAACTTGGCGTGGCAGACGACGGTGCCGGTGACGCTGCTCGGGGTGAAGCGCGTGAGCTGTCCCGCGCTGACGTTCCAGAACGTCATCTCGTTCGGCGCGGTGGTGTTGGCAGACGAGGCATCGATCAGCACGCGGCCGTCCGCCGACATTTCGAGCGTGCCAGCGCTGGGCGGCTGCGGCGTCGGATTCGCGAGGGGAACGATCGTGGCGGCCCCGGGCCAGTCGTAGGCACGCAGGAGCGGCGCGACGGAGCTGGTCGTGTAGAAGTGCCTGGCGTCGATGTCCCAACGGATGTCGCCGTTGGTCTCGGTGGTCGTGAGCGAAGCAGCCAGCACCAGGTTCGCGCCGACGCCGACCACGTAGACGCCACCGTTGCGCACGCAAGCGATCCGCGTGCCGGTGATGTCCCAGGACATGGCGCGGGTGTTCGTCTGCGCCGCGAAGGCGCTCGGGACCGCTGTGAGCACGTCTCCGACGCGGTTGAACACGGCCAGCGATTGGCCCGTGGCGCCGCGGTTCGCGAGCTTCGTGCCATCCGGCGAGAAGCGGCACATGCCGGCGGTGTCCGCCATCGTCACGTTCGCGACGCGGGTATAGGTGTTCAGCCCGGCGTCGCGCTTGTAGAGCGACTGGGTCGCGCCGTTCGTGATCGCCATGTACTGGCCGTCGGCCGTCATGGAGACGAAGTTCTCGCTGTAGCTGGCGAGCGCCGGGCTGAGCGGCGTCGCGACCAGGTCATAGCCGCCGAACTGGTTCTTCACGTACAGGCGAATGAAAGGCGCCACCGAGTGCAGCATCGCGACGATCTCGTTGCCGTCGCTGGACGCGATATCCACCGCGTCTGCACCGATCGCGAACGAGGTCACGAGCGGGTAGTTCTGGGTTTCGCCGGAATGGACGCGGAACGTGCCGCCGGCGTTGACCACGAAGCCCGACGAGAAGCTCACGTTCACGTTCTGCACCGACTGAGCCGATCGGCCGAACGTGTCGACGACGTTGACGGTGAAGGTGACGATCGCGGGCGCGCTCGGCGTTCCGGAGATCACGCCCGTGGCCGGGTCGATGGTCAGCCCAGGCGGCAGCGAGCCATTCGTGATCGACCACTGCGGGCCGTAGGCCGTGCCGCTGAGCACCAGCGCCGCGCTGTACGGCGTGCCGACGACACCGCCGGGGAGCGTGCCGCTGAGCACCAGGTCGTTCGGGACGACGGTGGTGATGGTCGTGTCGCTGCTGATCTGCTGCAGCTGGTCGCCCGGCCACATGAAATCGCCAAGGACGGTGACGAGGAACAGCTGCGACAGCACGGTGCCATCGTCGAACGTTCCCTCGCAGCGGATCAACACATCGCCCGGGATGACCGCCGTGATGCCGATCGCGGCTTCCTTCCCCTGGATCTCGCTGGCGGCGATGCCGAGGCAGCTGTTCGCGTCGATCGTCCAGACGGCCTTGCCGAGGACGCGCTCGGGCTTGACGGCGCCGTTGAAGTTCGCGATCAGGGCGCGGGACTCGCGCGCGTACAGCCGCGTGCTGTGGATGCGATCGCGGGCGTAGCCCGAGACGTAGGCGCGCGTTGCACGTCCGAGGTTCTCGAAGCTCACTTAGCGTCCCCTTTCGCCATCAGCTCGGCGATGCGCGCGTCGATCGCGCTGGCGTCCATCTGCTGGACGAACGGCATGTCCGGATCATTCGCCAGCTGCAGGCGGTCGCCGTAGCGGCGCGGGTCCCACTTCGCGAGCAGCTTGAGGTCGGTGTCGACGATCAGCTTGTCGCGCTGGACGTCGCCGGCGCTGTCTCCGCCCTTCTCCATGCCGTAGCCGCGCGCGGTGTTGCGCAGGCGATGGGCGATTGCGTCATAGCCGTCGTCGCGTGCCTGGAGGAAACGGATGTCGAAGTCGGCATGCGCCTTGCGCCATTCGCCGACGGTCTGCCTGGTCGGCATCCCCTTCTGACGGCAGAACTCGGTGAGCGGCTTGCCCTCGGACAGCCACGCGACGATCTCGTCCGCGATCTTGGTGGTGTAGGCGCTGCGGGTCATGGCTTCGGCTGCAGGGCCCGGATATCGCGCATGCGCTTCGTGCAGGCTTCGAGCGCGAGCTTGCGGGCGTTGGCGAGGCGCACCGCTTCGCCGTAGGTGTTGGACTTCTTCGCCACTTCGGAGCAGTCAGCGGTGAGCGCCTCGTCGAGCGGGACGAACTTCGTCACCGGTACGCGCACGATCTTCGGCGGCTCGGGCAGCGGCGGGTTGCTGGCGCAGCCGGCCAGCAGCAGGACGATCAATGCAGCGCAGCGCACGTCGGCTTCTCCAGTTCGGCGCGGCACCCCGGGTCGCGCATGGCAATTTCGAGAGCGTCCTCGGTGGCCTTGAGGTCGCGACGAAGGTCTTCGGCGGCCATCTCGGCGCGCTCCTTCGCGAAGTCGGCCCCGCGCTGGCGCTCAGCGGCGGCCGCCTCTTCCTGCGCGGCGATCGTGTTGATCTGGCGCAGGGCCGCCGACGCATCGCGGAGGGACTGAGCGGCGACGAGGAGCGCCCGGTCCTTCTCCGCGATGCGAGCGACGGAAGCGGAGGCGCCACAGCTGCGGCCGCCGAAGAACAGCAGCAATGCGAGCGCGGCACCGACGATCGCCTGGACGATCTGCGTGATGCTCATGCGGTCGGCTTCTGCTTCACGACTCGCGCGACACCGGCGGCGCCCATGCTGACCAGCGCGCCCAGGCCGAGAATCTTCTTCACCATCGCCGGGATCTCCGGCAGCCAGTCGGCCGGCAGCCACTGATACGCGGCCGCGGCGCCAGCGCAGAACGCGCCGATGATGATCCAGCGCAGCGACCACCAGCGCTTCCACTCGGCGACGTCGTCGACCAGGCGTTCGCGAATCGTCATTTCAGGTTCCTCGTCGAGCGGAGTTCGCTGATCTCATCGTCGTGCTTGTCGACGCGAACCTTGAGCTCGACGACCTGGCGCCGAAGCTCCGGCACGTCCGTGAGCTGCTGACTCAGATCGCTCAGTCGCGTGTTCGTGACAGCTGCCTGCGTCACCAGCGTCTGCACGCTGCTGACCAGCCAGTACGCAAGAGCGATGCAAGCGGCCGCGATTCCCGTTGCGACCCACTTCTCGACCGGGCCGAGCACGAAATGCGAACGGCCATCGGCTTTCGGTTCGAGGTCCATGCTCATGCGTCCGGCCGTGCCTCGTCGGCTTCGGCTTCCTGCTCGAAGACCTTCCGCTCATCGGCACGGCGATTCGCAAGCCCTGCGACGACCTTCCCATCGTCACGATTCCAGCGGTCGAACTGCTTGGCGGCGCCCTTCTTGTCGCCGCGATTGAGCAGCTTGAGCAGCGTCGAAGTGCTGAACGCCTTCACGCCGATGTTGTAGGCGAGCGAGGTGAGCGCGCCGAGCTCGTTGTCCGAAACGTCAACCTTCACCACCGACTGCACGCCGGCCATGAAGCGCTTAACGTCCTGCGCGAGACGCTCGTCGGCCTGTGTCTGCGTCCACTTCGTGCCCTGCTTGATCCCGGGGCCAGTGGCTCCGAATCCGATGGTCCATAGGATTCCGTTCGCCTCGGGGTCCGGATATGCGAGCAGCCGGCAGCCCTCCCACCGGCGGATGAGAGCGACAGCGTGTGCAAGGGCGGACATTCGGGCTCCGGAAACGAGAAAGCCCCGGCTTTCGCCAGGGCTTCGGGGTCGGGTGTCGACGGTGACGGATTTTGCAGGTATTTCGTCTAGACGCAAGTCACGCCGCGGCCAGGTTCGACAGCGCGCCGGCGACGCACGCCTTCGCCTGCGCGAGGAGGTCGTAGTACCCGGCCCGGCTCATCGGCATCTCGACCGCCGCCATGGCGCGCAGCCGCACGTCGATCGCCCAGCCCGGGTGAAAGTAGTCGCAGCGCAGGACCTTCGCCTGGCGCTGCCAGCCGCCGGTCTCCATTCCGCGCACGACCTGCTCGACCTCGTCCGCCGGCGAGCGAATCGGGATCGGGATGAAGCCGCGCGTGTCGGGCATGAAGCCCTGGTGCTCGATCAGGGTCGACAGCGCATTCCGCCCGGACCAGCCGACGTTCGCGTAGCGCCCGCCGCCGTACTCCTCGGCCCATGCGACGAGGCGCGCTTCGAGCTGGGCGCGGGTGAGCATCATGCGGCGAACAGCTCCGGCGCGATGGCGGTTGCGGTGAGTGCAGTGATCTCGACCTCGACGCGTGCGCCCTTCTCGTCGGGCTCGCAGCGTTCGAGCACGATGCGACGGAGCTGCTTGTCGTCGACCCACGCCACGCCGTTGAGCGCGTCGGACAGCACCTTCTCGCAGTTGCCGAGGTCGATGCAGCGGACGTCGTCGTCCCAGCCGTCGGGATTCTTCGCTGAGCGCTTCGCCCAGTCCTGCGGTCGCGCGGGGAACAGGCGCACGACCAAGCTGACGCGGCCATCGAGCGGCATGCGAATGCCAGCGCAACGAGCACGCCAGGCGACGTCTTCCTTGAAGGCTTTGGCCTCCTTCGTCGGGACCATAGCGAGGCGCGCGCCTGCGCCCTTGCCGAGCGACACAGCGCGCCAGTAGCGGTTGGCGCTTATCGGGTACGGGAGCGT